TTCTTTTATCTTATCTAACACTTCCTCTGCGTCAAAACCTCTATCAAAGGCACTATCTCCAAAAGCAACCTCGTAGACTTCCTCTACAAATTCTTTCCAATCATCACTCATCATCTTTTATCTCCTCAACTTTATGTATAACTTGGTCTTGCCATGTTCTTTCTTTTATCTGAGATTCTTGATAGTCACCCATCAATACTAATTCTTCTGCCTCTTCTTTATTGAGAGCAGAAACTTCTATTGTTTCTTGTTCTGTACAAGTAGAAATCACTTTAAACTGTTTTAGTTTTGGTTTATTTTTATCTATATGTAGTATTATATTTTCCATACTTAAGTCTGTCATTATTTCCTCCTAATTATAATTATTAACTATAACCTTTATATACTACCATTCTTAAAGTCAAGTTATATTTTATTTTTTATTTGTTGACTATAAGTAGATTACTACTAAACTATTAAATACTCCCTTAATATTGTTATAATTTTTATGTAGACTAAAGTCTATTTTAAGGGTGTTCGTTTTTATGTCAAGGAGGAAAGTATGAAAATAAATTTATTTAATTTTATGATAATAAATTATATATTACAATTATCCATAGTTCTGATAGTTGCTTTTATTAGGGGCTGACAAAATGGTTGACAGTAAGCATTGAAAGGTTATACTGACAAACTTAGTGTTCGCTTTGTACTGTCTGACAGTAGGCATTGACATACAATTAGTGCACTCTCAGATGAGTAGGCGAGGAAGAGTTAAGTTGCAGATAACAAGTGAGATAGACAATGATAACATGGGATAGATTTGATGATGCCATTATAGGAACAGGCAGTCGCTGTAATTCGCCTGATGTTTTTATATATAGCTTTAATAAAATGATTAAGATTCTTGTAGACGAAGATGGCATGACTCCAGAAGAGGCTATAGATTTTATAGAGTACAATGTGATTGGTTATTGGGTAGGTGAGACTACACCAATTATTTTAAGACAGCTTGGGTATTATGAACAAGATATACTTGACAGAAAGAACGAATCAGTATTTAATGACAAAAAGATTGACGACAAGGAGATAAATTAATGAACGTTCAAGAAGAAATTAATAATATTTTAATAGCTGACAGAAAAGGCAGATTGTCCTCTGACGAATTGTGGCAAGAGCAACAGGACAGGAAAAGAGAAGAAGTAGGTTATGAAGAATTTGAAAGACAGATGGACATAGAAGAATATCTTGCTGACAAAAGCTATGAGGAATACAAGGCTTGGGAAAGTTCAAAGAAATAAACGTTATGATACAGGATATAGTTCTACAATTAGCACCACCACCTTCTGACGTAGCTTTACGTATGGATTGTCCTGCCTGTAATCATAAAAATACATTGTCGATAATGAACAACAACGGAACAGTTCTTTACCATTGTTTCTCTGCTTCATGTAACGTGAAGGGTAGAGTATCGGACAGAAAAGAATTAAAGTTCACACGACATGAAGTAACTCCTCCGAGGGCTGTTCCCCTTGACTCACGCAGTTTTGTGCCCCTAGGTAGAAACCAAAAGGCTCTCGACATGGTGGTCAAGCGGAACAGTTACGAGGCATACCAACACGCAAGGGCTGACATTCGATATGATGTACGCCAAAACAGGGTTGTCTTTATGGTATATAAAGGTAGCAAAGCAGTAGATGCTGTAGGTAGGAAATTAGATGACAATGACAAAAGACCTAAGTGGTTTCGCTACGCAAGAAGCCGACATCCTTTTGTATGTAAAGCAAAAACTGACAGCGACACAGCCTTTTTGGTAGAAGATTGTTTCTCTGCTTGTGCTGTATCCCAAGTCCATCATGGGATTGCACTGATGGGTACAAATCTACCAAATGAATACTTGACAACTCTTAATTCTTACAGTAAAATAGTAGTAGCATTAGATAGAGATGCCTCCAAAAAAGCTATCGAACTGACGAAACAACTTAGGGTGTCTGTACCCACTACTCTTGTTTTCTTAGAAAAAGATATTAAGAATATGAATTTAACAGAAATACAGGAGTTAATATGAAACCGCATACAGCACCAAGAAAACCTTTTTCCCAAGATTTGTTTAACGCAAATGATCCTCAGACAAGAGTTGCCGCTAAGAAACTGCTACCACCTGCACTTAAGAAATTACTTAAGTTAAAGGAAGAGCCTGTTTTAGTAGACAACGAAAAAAGATACGGCATAGACTTACTTTGCCCTGAGCATAATTTAAGTGTTGAAGTAGAAACCAAACATGGTTGGGGTGACGGAAAGTTTCAATGGGGAGACTTACACATACCAAGACGTAAAGGTAAATACCTTGAGATAGAAGGTCATGTATTTTTTGTTGTGTTTAATACGAACAGAACTCAGGCAGGCATTATGACGAAAGATAGCGTATCTAGAGCCAAAGTAGTTAATAAATTCAATAGGTTATCCAGATTACATGAAGACTATCTTTCTGTTCCTTCCGAGGAAGTAATCTGGGTTTAGGAGATACCAATGCAACAAGTAGAATTACCAACAGATTACCAAAAGTTTATACATCAGTCACGTTACGCTAGGTGGAAAGAAGAAGACAGTAGAAGGGAGACATGGGAAGAAACAGTATCACGATACTTTGACTTTATGACTGACCACCTCTTTGACAACTTTGATTACACCTTACCTTCTAGTATAAGAGAACGTTTAGAAAATAAAGTTCTTAACCTTGACATCATGCCTTCTATGAGAGCTTTGATGACAGCAGGTGTTGCTTTAGAAAGATGTAACGTAGCAGGGTATAACTGTTCTTATCTACCAGTTGACAATGCAAGGTCATTTGACGAGTGTTTGTACATACTTATGTGTGGTACAGGTGTAGGTTTTTCTGTTGAGAACAAGTACACTACTCAACTTCCTGTAGTCAACGAAGCGTTGCATGATTCCGACACTGTTGTAATTGTATCAGACTCTAAAGAAGGTTGGGCTAAAGGTTACAAAGAACTAATATCATTATTATACTCTGGACAGATACCTAAGTGGGATTTGTCTCGTTTACGCCCTGCAGGTGCTAGACTAAAAACTTTTGGTGGCAGATCATCTGGTCCAGACCCCCTTGACGATTTGTTTAGATTTACTGTAGATATTTTTAAAAAATCTGCAGGAAGACGATTGAAGTCCATAGAGTGCCATGACATCATGTGTAAGATAGGCTCTGTAGTAGTGGTAGGGGGAGTACGAAGATCAGCCCTAATAAGCTTATCTGACCTTGAGGATCAAGAGATGGCTTTAGCCAAGTCTGGTGAGTGGTGGAGTGATGAAGGGCAAAGAGCTTTGGCAAACAACTCTGTATGCTACCAAGAGACACCACCAATCGGTATATTTATGAGAGAGTGGTTAAATCTGTACAACTCTAAGTCTGGTGAAAGAGGTATATTTAGTAGAGATGCTTCTGTACGTCAGGCAGATAAGAATGGTAGACGAGAGTCAGGACATGAGTTTGGAACTAACCCTTGTTCAGAGATAATATTAAGACCATATCAATTCTGTAACCTAACAGAAGTAGTAGTAAGGGCAGATGATGACATAGAAAGGCTAGGTCAGAAAGTAGAAGACGCTACAATCTTAGGTACAATACAATCTACTCTTACAGACTTTAAGTACTTACGAAAAATTTGGCAAAACAACACAGAGGAAGAAAGACTTCTTGGTGTTTCGCTTACTGGTATACTAGATAATCCTAAATTAGGAAAGGCAGAAGACCTTAAGAGGTTACGAGATATAGCTGTAGATACTAATTTAGGGTTAGCAGTAGAATTAGGCATACCACAATCAACTGCAATTACTTGCGTTAAGCCATCAGGCACTGTTTCCCAACTTGTAGACTCTGCTTCTGGTATACATGCAAGACATTCTGCACATTACATAAGGACAGTAAGAGGAGATAAGAAAGACCCTCTCTCTAAGTTTCTTATAGACCAAGGTATTCCATACGAAGATGATTTGATGCAACCTGACAATACTGTTGTGTTTTCTTTTCCTATGAAGTCACCTACAAAAGCAGTACTAAGAGAAGACTTAAGTGCTGTAACACAATTAGAAAACTGGAAGAACTACCAAGAGAACTGGTGCGAGCATAAACCATCAGTTACCATATCCGTAAAAGAAGACGAATGGTTTGAAGTAGGTTCTTGGGTGTACGATAACTTTAAAGATGTAGCAGGTGTTTCTTTTTTACCACACTCTGACCATACATATAAACAAGCACCTTACCAAGATATAACTAAGGAAGAATATTTAACCTTAAGTAAGAAAATGCCAAGAAATGTTGATTGGACATTACTTTCCGATTATGAACAAGAGGACAATACCACTGGTACACAAGAGTTGGCATGTAGTGCAGGTGCTTGTGAGATTGTAGACATAACATGATAAGTTTATTAGGTTCTTTACTAGGGTTTGGTACTAGCTTTATGCCAAACGTATTAGGTTTCTTTGAAAAGAAACAAGCAAACAAACAAGAGTTACTTATGTTAGAGGCTAAAGCTAAGTACGCTTCTGAGTTAAGTAAATTAAAACTACAAGAGATAGATGCTCAAGCAGATATAGAAGAGGCAAAAGGTATATATAAACATGCGGAACAGTTAGCTAAGTCTAACCAATCTAAATTTATAGGGGCACTACAAGCCTCTGTTAGACCTGTAATTACCTACGCCTTCTTTATATTGTTTGCCTTTGTTAAAGGGGCATATGTATTTATAGCTGTACAAGGCGGTGAAGATTTGTTACCTGCGATACTTACAGCTTGGGATGATGAGACAATGGCACTATTTGCGGCTGTCATGGCGTTTTGGTTTGGTAATCGTGCAATCAGTAAGTGGAAGAAATAATGCCTACAAATTTTTCAAAAGCACCTGAAGGTCAAATATCTCCGTTATTTCCTTTTGCACCTATGATAATGTATGCAAAGATGCCTATGGATTTAGTAAGAAGAATGAATAAGTATGTTAACAAAACAATAAAGAATGAGGAAAAAGTTAAAAATCTAGACCATTCTAACAATCTTGTAGGTAAACTTAAACAAGAATTTTTAATTGAGTCTGATGAGTTAGAAAAACACTTACCTTTTTTTAATAATGTTGTAGGTAAATATTTAGATACAGATTTAAGTAGGTCATTTAAAAGTTTAGCAAAGGGAACAGGCTATGGTATAGATTACAAATCAGCATGGGTTGTAAGGCAATTTGCAGGTGAGTATAATCCTGCACACATACATACAGAATGTAGCATGTCTTGCGTAGGCTACCTAAGACTTCCAGAAAAAATAGAAGAAGAGTGGGAAGAAGATTATAAAGACCACTACCCTGCTAATGGTCACATAGAATTTTTACATGGATCATCTGGTAAGATGCACCAACACACTTTAATGGTAAAACCTTCTGTAGGAGATTTTTTTGTATTTCCTGCTGATCTTATACATATGGTATATCCTTTTAAAAGTGAAGGTGAGAGAAGATCATTTAGTATGAACATAGAAGTACACCAACAAAAGATGGACAAAGATGGTAACCCAATACAAATACCTAAAGCAAAAGAAGGACATGTTGCAGGCAATTTTGAACTTGCATAACTAAAATAAATACAATACAATACTCTAACCTTTTTAGGAGAAAACAATGGAGTCACAAATAATATCCCTACTTTTAAGTAGAGAAAACTTTGATAAGGCGAAAGCTCTTGTCACAAAAGATATGTTTGATAAGAAATACAAAACTATCTTTGACGCAGTAATGCACTACCATACTAAGTATGAAGGTGATCTATCAAAAGACAATCTTTTTATGGTTCACAAAAACCTATACCCTGCCATGCCTGACTCCACAAGAGAGTTAGTTGAAGAGGCTATCCAAGATATACCAGAAGATGTAGAAGGCGATCCTAATTTTGTAATGGATACGCTTACTGAGTTTTGGCGTAGAGAGATGGCTAGGAAGGTAGGCGAAACAGCTATTGATATATGGAATGGAGACTCAGCTAACTTTGGTGATCTAAGAATGATGATTGACCAAATTATAAATCAAGACTCAGCTACTGGTATCCTGTCTATGCAAAGGGAAGAGACAGATGTAGAAGAATTGTTCCAAGACTTTGAAGCAGACCCAGACTTTCCTTTTCCAATAACAACATTAGCAGACGAGATTGCAGGAACATACAGAGGTAACCTAGGTATTATTTTTGCTAGACCTGAAAGTGGTAAGTCATCTTTCTGTGCTTTCTTAGCTGCAGAAGCAATACGTAAGGGGCATAGGGTAGGTTACATTATGAATGAGGAAACAGCTAAACGGATGAAGTCCAGAGTATTAACTGCCTACTTTAATGTACACAAAGAAACCTACATGCAAGAGATAGAAAATATAAAAAGAGTATACAAAGAAGAGATAGAAGATAACCTTTACATTATGGATTCTGTAGGCTCTGATGTTACTGAGATAGACCAGTTTACAAAATTAAATAAAATTGATGTGCTGTTTATAGACCAGTTAGATAAGGTAAAAGTAAATGGCGAGTTTAGTAGAGGCGATGAAAGATTGAAAGAGCTTTATGTAAATGCAAGAGAGATAGCTAAAAGAAATACCTGCATGGTATGGGCAGTTTCTCAGGCAAGCTATGATGCACACAATCGTCAGTTCTTAGACTTTGCCATGTTAGATGGTTCTAAGACTGGCAAGGCAGGAGAAGCAGATATTATTATAGGTATAGGAAAAAATCCTGGCGAAGATGATGACACTCGATTCCTGTGCGTTTCAAAAAATAAAATTTCAGGGTGGCATGGTCACATTGTTTGTGAGATAGATAAACTTACAGGAAGGTATTACGAATGATTTTAACGTTAGATGTAGAAACAACTTTTATAAAAACAGGCAAGGGTTATGATCCTTCTCCTTACACCAGAGGCAACCAACTAGTATCTGTAGGTTTTAAAGAAGATGATAAACCTGTACAGTATGTATGGTTTTATCACTCAAACAAAGAACCAACACCAGACAACATGAAGATAGTACAAGAAGCTTTAGATAGAGCAGACGTACTACTAGGTCACAACATAAAGTTTGACTTACAATGGCTGTTTGCCGCAGGTTTTACCTACGATGGTGCAGTCTATGATACTATGGTCTTTGATTACATATGGGCTAGAGGTGTTAAAGTTCCTCTAAGTCTTGATGAGTGTTGTCGTAGACACCAGACCAGTACCAAGAAAAAGAAAGAAATTTTAGAAAACTACTTGAAAGAAGGTATAGGATTTGATATAATCCCACCTGAGATAGTAGAGGAATATGGAATTGCTGATGTGCAATCTACTTATGAAGTAGCTGTTAGTCAGTCTAAACAAGAAGGAAAGAGCATTGAGCAAATTGCAGCCCACATTGTACCTGTCTTTTGAGGTAACAAAAGTTTTAGCAGGTATGGAAAGAGATGGCATCAAGATTGATCGTCAAGCTCTTAACCTTGTTAAAGATGAATACACAAAAGAACTAGAAGAACTAGATTTATTTTTAAGCAAAGAAGTAACTAGAGTTATGGGAGATATGCCTATTAACTTATCTAGTCCTGATGATAGGTCTAAGCTTTTATTTTCTAGGTCTATAAACAACAAGAAGAATTGGATAAAAACATTTAACTTAGGTTACGAAGTCAGAGGCAACACTAAAAAACCTAAACGTAGAGCCTACATGACTGAAGCACAGTTTAAGAGAGCAGTCGTAAACAACACTACTGTACAACAAAAGTCTGAGGCACAGAAATGTACTCCTTGTAATGGCTATGGAAAAGTAGCTAAGAAAAGAAAAGACGGCACATGGGGTAATGCTAGGTTTATATGTAAGTCCTGCTCAGGTGTAGGAATACAGTACATGCCTACAGGTAGAGTTGCAGGATTTAAGTTAACACCATTAGACCCTAAAGGATGTAGCACTGCAGGATTTAAAACAGATGCAGATGCTCTTTCTCTATATAAGGAAAGAGGTACACCAGAAGCTGTCTTGTTTATAAAAAATTATCTTAGGTATAATGCTATCAAGACTTACCTAAAAACTTTTATTGAAGGTATAGAAAAAAATTTAGATTACTCAGATAGAATACATCCACAGTTTATGCAATGTGTTACAAGCACTGGTAGATTATCTTCTAGGAATCCTAACTTCCAAAACATGCCTAGAGGTAAGACCTTTCCTGTCCGTAGAGCAGTAGTGTCTAGGTTTGATGGTGGTAAGATTCTTGAGGGTGACTACGCACAGTTAGAATACAGAGTGGCAGGCTTTTTAAGTAAAGATAAACATGTGTATGATAATGTAGAAGGCGGTGTAGATGTGCATAACCTAACTGCTACTATCATAACAGGTAAAGATAAAGAAGAGATTACGTCTGAAGAAAGACAAAATGCAAAGGCACATACTTTTGCACCGTTGTATGGTGCTACAGGTATGGGATTGCCTGAACACATACATAGATATTACTACCAGTTTACAGATGTGTATCCTGGAATTGGTGAATGGCATATAAGGTTAGCTAACGAAGCTTTAAAATATAAAGTTGTGAGCTTACCTTCAGGTAGGGAATACAGATTTCCCTATGTAAAGAGAACAGCTAGAGGCATTACACATGGCACTAGCGTAAAGAATTATCCTGTACAAGGGTTTGCGACAGCAGATTTACTTCCGTCTGCTCTAGTGCTTACCTTCGAAGAATTTAAGAAAAGAAAACTTAAATCTTTGCTTTGTAATACAGTACATGATAGTATAGTAGTGGATGTACATCCTGATGAAGAGGATCAAGTAATTGAGACTGTCAAAGAATGTATGCTCTCTATCCCTCAGCAAGCTAAAAGAAGATGGGGCATTGATTATGATATGCCTGTTGGCATTGAGATAAAAATCGGAAGCAACTGGCTAGATACTAAAGAAATTTTTTCAAATTAATGCTTGCAATTAATTTATATTTGGCTATAATAATAAGATTGTGCAACTCATAAGGAGTATTATATGACACAACTAGCGACAACCGAGGCAACAGACCTTGTAATTCCAGACAATCTGGATAAATTATCTGTAGACG